GGGCCGCCAGACGCACGGAGAAGAGGAGCTCATAGGCCTTGTCCGGGTCGAAGTCCAGGGAGCAGGACGCGTCGGGGTACAGATTTTTCAATTCTTCGATAATGGCCGAAACGGCCCTGGAGTCTTTCATGTCCATCACCTCGGGACCATTCTATCATATGATCCGGCAAATTTCGAGGGGACCGGCAAAAAAAATTTTTACGCGGGCGGGCAAATATGGGCGGGTTTTCGGTCGCTGGAATGAAGAAGCTGCAAAAGCAGTTGAACAAAATCCAGCAGGGCAATGTTGAAGGCTTCATTGATGCTTGTGCAAAAGAGCTTGCCGCCCGCTTATTGGCGAAAGTTATCAAGCGTACACCCGTGGGGCAATACCCCAAAAGTTCAGGCAAGAAAGGCGGTACACTTCGCCGGGGCTGGACTTCCAAAACATATGAGGAAGCACAAAGAGGTGGAAAAGTGAGTGCGAAAGCATATGCCGATTCTCTGACAATCCAGCACAACGGCAATATGGTTGTGATTGAGATCGTGAACCCCGTTGAATATGCTTCCCATGTGGAGTATGGACACAGGACAGCCGACCACAAGGGCTGGGTTCAAGGGCGGTTCATGCTTGCGATTTCAGAACAGGAAATACAGGGTATAGCCCCGAAAGTGCTTGAAAGCAAAATCAAGAAGTTTTTAGGGGAGTGCATGAAATGATAAATTCCATAATTGAATCAATCAGCATTTCCTTAAATGCTGAATTTGGTGATGAATACACCACTTATACAGAATCGGTTGAACAGGGTTTGAACGAACCTTGTTTTTTTGTGTTCTGCATTAACCCCACAAACCGGGTATTTTTCGGAAAGCGGTATTTCAGGGAAAATTTATTCTGCATACAATACTTCCCCACCGATAAAGAGTGGACAAAGGAAGAATGCAACGCAGTTGCTGAAAGGCTTTTTTCTTGCCTTGAATATATAACCGTGAACGGAAATTCGGTGCGTGGCACGGAAATGAAATCTGAAATGGTTGACGGGGTTCTGAATTTCTTTGTGAATTATGATATGTTCGTTTACAAGGCGGTTAATTCCGATGCTATGGAAGATTTATCACAGAATGTTACCATGAAAGGATAAGGTGATCTAAATGGCAGAAAAAAAGGCTGAAAAGCCCACGGTAAGCGAACAGGCAAAAGTTGAAAAGTTATTTTCAAAAGAACAGTTGCTTATGTCTAAACGATTTCAGGAAAGGAAGGATATTTTGAACGCCCTTCTTTCCCCTGATAAGCAATACAAGGTTCAGACCGTGGAACAAGAGATTTCAAAATATATGAAAGGACAGGTGAAGTAATATGGCTTTGGGTGGCGGTACATTCGTTACACAGAACAAGGAATTGCCGGGTGCATATATCAACTTTGTTTCGGCAGTTTCCGCAAGTGCAACCCTTTCCGAAAGGGGTATTGCCACAATGCCCCTTGAATTGGATTGGGGCATTGATGGGGAAGTGTTTGAAGTAACCAACGGCGATTTTCAGAAAAACAGCCTGAAAATTTTTGGTTATGATTACACCCACAACAAATTGAAGGGGCTTCGTGATTTGTTCCTGAACACGAAAACCCTTTATGCGTATAAGTTGACTTCCGGGGGCAAAAAGGCAAGTAATAACCTTGCGGAAGCACTTTACACGGGTATTCGGGGCAATGACCTAAAAATCATAGTTCAGGCAAACGCCGATGATGAAAATCTGTTTGATGTGAAAACCGTGCTTGGAACGGCGGTTGTTGACGAACAGACAGTTGCAATGGCGGCTGACCTTGCCGCAAATAATTTCGTGAAGTTCAAGGCTTCCGCAACGCTGGCAACAACAGCGGCAACGCCTCTGATAGGCGGCGAAAATGGAACGGTAGACGGAACAGCTTATCAGACCTATCTTGATAAGATTGAAGCTTATACCTACAATACAATGGGAGTTGTGGTTACAGACGAAACAACAAAGGGGCTTTTCGCTTCCTTTGTTCAGCGTTTGCGTGATGAAATGGGTATCAAGTTCCAGCTTGTGCTTTACAACAAGGCGGCTGATTATTACGGAACTATCAGCGTGAAAAACAGGGTGCTTGATGATGGTTGGAATGAAGCAAGCCTTGTGTATTGGGTAACGGGGGTTTCCGCTGGTTGTGAGGTAAACAAGAGCAATCAGAACAGGATTTACAACGGCGAATTTACCGTTTATGTAGACTATACGCAGAACGAATTGAAGAAGGCAATCAAAGCCGGAGAGTTCACGCTGCACAAAGTCGGTTCTGATATTCGTGTGCTGGAAGATATTAACACGATGATTACCACTTCCGACACACAGGGCGATATTTTCAAGGACAATCAGACCGTACGTGTTATGGATCAGATTGCAAATGATATTGCGGTACTGTTCAACACAAAGTATTTGGGCGTTGTTCCTAACGATGCGGCGGGGCGTGTTTCGCTTTGGTCGGATATTGTGAAGCACCATGAACAGTTACAGGAAATCAGGGCGATTGAAAACTTTGCTGATTCCGATGTAACCGTGGAGCAGGGCAACACAAAGAAATCCGTTGTGGTTACTGACCTTGTAACGGTTGTAAACGCTATGAGCAAACTGTATATGACCGTTACGGTTGCATAAAGAAAGGGGTGAACTAAATGAACGGCAATGTTATCATGCACGCAAAAGACACAGTATTTGCGGCGTTGGCAGAGTGCTTTGTAACAATTGAGGGCAGACGCTACAATTTCATGCAGGCAATCAATCTTGAAGCAAAGTTCGAGAAGAACAAAACGGAAGTTCCTATTTTGGGAAAAACGGGAAAAGGCAACAAGGCTTCCGGCTGGAAGGGTAACCTTCCATTACAACACTTCCATTTTTCGTGAAATGATGATCCGCTACAAAGACAGAGGGGAAGATATTTATTTTGAAATCCAGATTTCAAATGAAGATAAAACTTCCGCAGTCGGGCGGCAAACAATGATCCTTATGGATTGCAACATTGACGGCGGCATTTTGGCAAAATTCGATGCCGATGGTGAATACCTTGATGAAGATATGGATTTCACCTTTGAAGATTTCAAGATGCCTGAATCCTTCAAGTACCTTGACGGATTTCTTACAAACTAACAACAATCAAGTGAAGGGCTAAACCCTCTTGTGTGCGGCTTATATAAGCCCATATAAGGGGGTTTTATATATCCCATGATAAATAATGAAAGGAAGATGTAAAATGTCTAAATTCGCTAAATTTATGAAAGCTAACAAAGCCGTAAAAGAAAACGGGTTTTACCCAGCAACCAAAACCCTTTGTGATGAAAAGGGCAATCCTCTGAATTGGGAGTTTAAGCACATTACTTCCAAAGAGAATGAGGAAATCAGGGAAAGCTGCACGGTTGATATTCCTGTTACGGGCAAGCCCAATATGTACCGCCCGAAATTAAAATCCAGCCACTACATTCAGAAGATGATTGCTGCTTCCGTGGTTATGCCTGACCTGTTTGATGCAGAATTGCAGGACAGCTATGGGGTGAGTACCCCGGAAGAACTGTTAATGGCAATGGTGGACGATCCCGGCGAATATAACGATTTGGCGGCTTTCGTTCAGAAATTTCAGGGTTTCAATGTTTCCTTTGAAGATAAGGTAAATGAAGCAAAAAACTAATTGAAGAAGGGGATTGGGAAGCGAATTTTGCTTACTATGCCCTTCTTAAACTTCATATTTTGCCCTCTGTTTTCCTTGCAATGGAAGAAAACGAAAAGGCTTTTGTTGTTGGTGTAATCAAGACGAAAATAGAAGCCGACAAGAAAGAAAAGAAACGGCTTGAAAATAAATCCAGAAGAAAAGGTAGGTGATCCGAATGGCAACAATCAGAACAGGGATTGAATTGCAAGACAATTTCACGGGGGTTCTGTATTCCATTATTAACGCCGTAAATTCAAGCGTTTCCGCTATGGAGAATTTGCAGCAGACTATGAATGCCCCTGTTGATGCAGCTTCTCTTGATGCCGCAAGAAATTCAATAAATCAGGCTACGCTTGCGGTTCAGGAATTGGAAACGGCTGTGCAGAATATTCAAACCCCAACAATCACTTCACCTATCATTGAACAGCCCGTTTCTGAAAACTTGAATGTGGATGTTACCCCTGTTGTTACGGAACAGGCACAGATTGATGTTCCAGGGGAAGTAACGGTTGATGTAAACCCCATTGTAACACAGCAGCCAGATTTGAACATTCCCGAAAGCGTAACGGTTGATGTACAAGCGGCAACGGCAACAGCAGAACAGAGGATTGCCGATATTCAACAGCAGCTTCAAGGTGTGAACCGTATGCAGGAAGCAATCAATACGGTTGCAAATAACGCTTATATATTGCCCGATGATACGATGCAGGAACTTACTTCTATAAACCGTGAAATCAGGCGTATGCAAGCCGCCCTTGACTATATCAGGGATAACCCCTTCAATCTTGATTCCTCTTATGCAACCTTGCAAATTGAGAACTTAACAAACGGTATAAATACGGCTATTCAGCGGCAGCAGGAATTAAATTCACAGTTGGGAAATATGCCTGAACAGATTGTAAATGTTCAAGTGAACGCCGACGTTCCCAATCCGCTTGTGGATCAGTCTGAACCCGTGCAAGTGCCTGTTCATTGGCAATCTGACAATATAGAAGTTTTCATGGGAACAGGCGTTGAACGGTTTGAACAGGAAGTACAAAGTGCAAACAATATGTTAAATACCTTGAACCAAACGCAAAACAGGATTGCAGAAACAGCAACACAAACCAATTTGTTCCCGGCAAACGCTGTTGCCGATATGGACAATATGCAAACCCGTTTGCAAGCTATTCAGCAGCGTATTGAAACTATTGAAAGCAATCCCATGAATATGGGTTCAGATATCGCAAATGCAGAACTGGAACAGCTACGAGGGCAGCTTGCGCAAGCGGCTCAGGAACAGGAAAATTTGAATCGTGCTGTTGAAAATATGGATGTTCAAGCAGCCAATCAATCCTATTTGCGGTTATCACAGACGATAGGCAATACAGAACGGTATATTCGGGATAATGTTGATGAACAAGGGAGGTTCAACCGTGAAATTCAGGAAGGGGCAGACAGTGCGGCACACCTTAAAAATATGATTGCCAGTGCTGTTGGTGCTTATGTTGGGATTGCCGGAATAAAAAAGGCTTTCAGTTTTGTAGAAGATTGTACAGAGCTTTTCAATACTCAGCTGAATGCTGAAAATCAGCTTATGGTCGTATTGGGAAATATGCTGGATGAAGATTATGTTTCTCAATTTGAGATTGACACATATGCCGATACAACAGCGGCTATTGATGAAATTAATTCTATTCAAAATAGTGTTGATGAGGTCGTCATTCCAATAAGCGCCAGCGGCAAAGCTTTGCAGGCTGAATTTGACATTATCACTGAAAAAGCAAGTGAAATACAGGGCAAGGGAATTTACGGTGACGAAGCCATGATTGCCGGTGCCGCTGAATTTGCTACTTATTTCAGTGATGTTAATGCAATTACAATGATGATGGACACACTTTCCAATTACGCTATGGGTATGTCAGGCGGCGCGCTTGATTCTTCCGCAATGGTAAACTATGCTACAGGACTTGGAAAGATTATGACAGGCAGTTACGAGTCTATGACCAAAAAAGGATTTGAATTTTCTGATGTACAAAAAGACATAATCGAAGGTACAGCTACACAGGAACAAATTATTGCGGTATTAGGTGAGGAATATGCCGGAATGTCATCAGAAATGCAGGCGGCAGCGGCAATTTCACAGGTTATTGAGGAATCATGGGGTAATTTGTATGAAACTATGAGCAATACTCCCGAAGGTAAAATTATTCAAATGAATAATACATGGGGAGACATGAAAGAGGTTATCGGTGGACAGCTTTATCCCTATGTACTGTTATTCGTAGACGCTGTAACAGAAAATTGGGGAACGATTGACAGTATTGTTCAAGGCATTACAATTGGTCTTAAATTTATGCTTGGTGTATTGTCTTGGGTGCTTGAAACTGTAATTTTTATCGCAAATTCGGTTATTGAAAATTGGAGTTGGATTAGCCCTATTATTTATGGTGTAGCAGGGGCTTTAGCGGTTTATTATGGGTGGTTGTTACTTACAAAGGGTGTCACATTAGCAACAGCAACGGCACAAGGTATTTTAACAGTGGCAAAGATGCTTGCTGTTCCTATATATGCCGCTTTAACAGGCGCAACAATGGCAGATACAGCAGCACAGTGGGGATTAAATTCTGCAATGTACGCTTGCCCTCTTGTGTGGATAATTATTCTTATAATCGCTCTGATTTCCGTTTTTTATGGTGCGGTTGCAGCAGTTAATCATTTTGCGGAGACTTCCGTTTCAGCAACAGGGCTTATAGGAGGTTATTTCGCTTCATTGGGAGCTTATATAATTAATACCTATATTATTCCAATATGGAATGTATTTGCGGCTTTAGCAAATTTTTTAGGCAATGTATTTACAAACCCTGTTGCGGCTGTTAAAGTGCTTTTTTATGATATGTGTATAGAAGTTATTGGTTATATAAAAAGTCTTGCTGAAGGAATAGAAACTTTGCTTAATAAAATACCCGGTGTAACAATAGA